ATGGTTTTAGTCAACAGGTCTTGTGCAAAACCCATTTGGTTTTCACCTAGGACAGTTTCAACTTCTTCCATGACTTTGAGCATGTCAACAGTTGAGCGTCTGCGTGTTTGGCGTAGGGCAGTTAATCCTGATTCTGCGGCTTGTAATTCAAAGGCTTTTAATTGTTCTGCTGTGCCTTCAGTTTCAATATAACGGGTAATCTGTTCTCTAACAGGCTTAATCATCATCATGCCGTTTTTGTGCATAGCCGCATCCATGATCCAACGCTCTAGGATAAAGTGTGGGTCATTCATTTGGTTAACAACTTTGCTGACCATGTTGCTGGCTTGGCGGCTGGCTTGTTCATCACCTTCGGTGTCTGCAACAAACTCAAAGTTAATTTCTCCGTTGGGCATCAATCCCTTGGCAATAACTGCTGTGGCATAGTCAACACAGGGTTTGACACTGGGGTGAATATAGTCAATACCATTAACAGGTGCAGTACTGTCTGTAACGGCAAGACACAAGTAATGGTAGTCGCTGGCTCTGTTAACAGCGTTTTTTGTGCCCAAGTAACGAAGATAGGATGCCATTTTGACATCCATTTGATTTTTCATCCTGACAAAAGTGGCATTAATTTTCTTGTTTTGATTAATGTCACGGACAGGTATTTGTTTTATATCTAGCATGGATTAGAACCCTTTTATATCCTATTATTTAGCCTATTTAATGTAGCGTTACAATGCGAGGTCTGCTAAGTTCGTCTTGCATATCACATGCCATGCATGTATGATCTTGGGCATCTTCTTCAGTCATTTCTACTATGGTAAACGGCTTGTCTAGACTTGCCATAATCTCAGCATAGGCTTGGGTATGTTTTTCGCAGAGTATTGTCGGGGCTTCATTGACCACTACTATAAACAACTGAGGTTGCGTAAATTCTTCTTTTTTCATATTATTGTCCTGGGTTCATAACCTGCTTCCAAGCGGGTTTGTTGCTATCGTCCTTGCGAACATATCTATCTCGTTGTGCCATCATTCTTTGTTGCGGAGTTCTATTATCCCATGGTTCTGCAATTCCTTGCAGGCAAGCCAATAATGCGTAGCGGCAACTATCAATACAATCATCAGGATCACTAAATCTGCCTTTTTCATCTACAAAATAATTCTGTGCTTCACTTAAAAAGTGGGTGCAGTTTTCGTTTATCATTAAACTACCAACTTCCATCATCTGTCGCATCTGGTTAATACCATAGGCTTTGTGATTGGTTTGTCTGCCCTGTGGGTCAGGTGGGTTCATAATTGCTCGCTCATAAACATTAAGTTCATAGCCTTCAAATAATTCCCTGATACTGGCACTGCTCATAGTGTATCTGCCAACAGTATTAGCATCAGCAGGTAACACAATAGGAGTGCCAAACACTTCAGGACGAAGTAAGTGATTAATATACTGAGTTGGAACAGCCTCATCCGTGCCCTGCACCACAATTTGTTTGTGTAGATAAGCAGTGCGCTCGTAGGGTTCCCAATACATAAGTGATATAACTGTTTTATCATTTACCAATCCTAGGTCAAGTGCAATAACTCGGTGTAAGTTTTTCATCTCTGCAAACTTATAATCTCCTGTTTTATACACTGGGAAACTATTTAATTGGAACACAGCACCTTTACCCATGACTGGCTTACCAGCAATACGGGCTTCTCGCTCATGCGGTAGATAATCTTTTTCCAATTGTCGTCTGGTAGACATTAACAAGAATGCCTGACCCCAGGGATCATATTCTGGACAATCATCCCATGACACACGTATGTATTCATAGCCTTCTTCTTTATTCCAGAACTTTGACACTAATCCGTTTAAACCTTTAAGTGGAGTAAACGAACATAAGACTTTACCCTGTGTGGTAGCAGTACGGGTAACAATTTCACTGAAAAAGTCATCTGGTGGTTGCTCGTCAAACACAGCCAAGTTCAACTTAAAACCTTGAAGTTGTCTTACTTCTTGAGTATAGTTAGCAAATAATAGATAACTATTGGCACCACTAATATGCCTAATTTCAACACCAATACAATTAGCACCATCATTACGCATAGTGTCAACCACAATGCAGTCACGAGGTATAGCACCAGTGCCAAGATTCTCCGTAATTTTGACATCTTGTGTTCCTAATAATTCTTGTTGTAATACTAGAGCAACCTGTGACCAACCCTCACCAGCAACCATGCAGGTTATAGGTTTGTCAAACTTGTAGCCATTCCACCAACTAGGATATTGTCCAGTTAGGTGCATGGCTGTTTCATAACAGGTTGACACTGTTTTACCAATTCGGTTAGCCGCCAATATGCCTCTACGCTCACTGTTACCAGTGGCAAAAAATTTCTTTTGGTGCTCAAACGGACGGAAATACTTTAACTGATTGACACGCATGTCATCTGCTATGGTAATGGCTAAGTCCTGTAACTGTGTTTTAAGTGGTCCAGGAATTGTAGCCAATGCATCAACAGTTAAGTTGTTAGTTTCTAGGGCATAACGCAGGGCACGAGCCATTAATATTTCTGTGCCTATCACGTTATTCTCCTGTAGGGTACTGTCGGCTTATATCACTGAGTAAATGTAGAGCAGTAGCCATGTCACGAATTTCGTGAGCAGTGGCTGTCCATGTTTCGGGATTTCCTATATCATGTGGAACATTGGTCAGCATCTTATGCAATCGTTCTGCTGTCAGGCGCATACAATGTTCTATCTGTCCAGGAAAGCGTTGTTTAAACGCTTCCCTGTGTGCGGCATTAACTTTTTGTAATATTACAGTATCTTTGACCAAGCGTTGTTGTTGCGCTTGATCTATAATGGCGCGTTTGGTATCTTCCATTATTTGTCCAAGTCCCAAACATTGCTAATAACGTTGTCAGCAACACTGATAAACTCTCTGTCAATCCATGTGTCCCATTGGTTTGAACTGTTGACTTTAAAACTTTGCATCAGGGCACGAAGTTTTCTGCCCTGTGGAGTTAGTGTGCCATCATTTCTAACAATGGTTTGTTCTCCGCTACGTGGGTCAACCCATTTAATAACTTCTGGACGCTCTCTGCCGTATTTGTCTAGTTTCATGCCATGAGGACGCTGATCTACGGGACCAACAATCTCATAACTGATTTCGCCTGTTTTATATTTGCGGAAGTATACTGATATTTTTTTATCCTGCATACGTGCTTCAAAATCAGTGTGCGGAATTACATTACTGACAAAGATGTTTTGCAGTTGCTTGGGATCAGGTAACTGCTTGTCACGAACTGGTGGGTCTTTTAAATCTTCAACAGGCACTAGTTCTGTTCTGTCAATGTATGGATTTTCACTGCCGACAAATTTAACATCAACCTCAACACCATTTAATACATCCATGGCTACTTGATATTTTAGTTTGTTGGCTCTGCCTTTTAAGTTTAAAACAACACCAGTTTCATCAAATACAAAACGCTCTAATTCTTTGGCAGTGGGAAAGTCAGTCATTAGACCTTCCATGTCATATTCTGCGTTACTGGTAGATTTTGGTTGTTGTGGTGCTGAAACTGGTGTAGTGTTAGTTTCTTCTACTGCTGGGGCTGGTGCTTCGTCCCAGATATTTTCTTCCTGCTTGGAAGTAGGTGCATTCTTTTTCATACGATACCTTTCTATACTATAAAATGCTAATGGACAGTATAGTACTGTCCATTTTATTTAGCCTTCATTAACGCATTCCGCGCAGGGGAGGTCGATAATTGTTTGGTGGCTGTCGCAATCCACCACGATATAATGGTTGTTGTGGACGATTATTAGATACTCTGCCATAGGTTGACTGTGGTATTTGAGTTCTAGGTTGTTGTGTAGGCATTGCACGATTTAAGTTTCGCTGACTTTGTGGCATTGCCATTACGCTGTTGCTGGCACCAAATCCTGCTAATGGGTTTCCGCCCATGGGCGTACCGCCCAAGATTGGTTGTCCTGCTGGACCGCCATACATTTGTCCGCCACCGCCACCCATCAAGCCACCTATCATTTGCTGACTTGCTTGTCACAGTGGTCCTGGGATCATGCCACCACCCATTGCTTTACCAAAACTCATGTTGTTATAACCATCACCAAAAGTATCCATGGGTTGTGTAGTCGTAGGTGGAGGTTGGAAAGGACTACCGCCACCATAGATAGGATTGTCAATTTGTTCTTGTGTTTGCCCAGCAATACCACCGCCACCTAATATTGGCTGTCCAGCGGGACCACCATACATCTGTGGTCCGCCCATGTCTCCTATTGGCATTGATGAGAAACTCATAATTACTTCCTTCCAGCGTTGCCTTTGGTCGGTCCTCTGCCTACATTGGTTTTTTCATGTACGCCTTCAAGTGCAGGATTAATTTTACCTGCCTGACCTCTGCCGCGCATTTCTAGTGCGTCAATGACCATGGAAGCCAACTTAGATTTTTCACTGCTTGATGTAGATTTGGCATCCATAAAAGCACTACGCTTTGACATAGTGCCAGCGTTACCAGTTGTTGGTCCACGCTTTTGGTTAATGGTTTTGTTGCCTTCTGGGTTAGTTGATTTCATTTTGTTTTCCCTTTATTCTACAATAGTCACTGGTGTAATAAACACTGGACTTGAACTTGCGGCTACTGCGGCAACGTAAATTGTTTGTGGACTTAGACCATCACCTGCGGCAACTTGCACAATAACTTCGGCATAGGCTGGAATCGGTGTGCTACCAGCGTTAGCACCTTCACCAGTTGGGATTACTGCTGTTTGGCTTGTGGTGCCAGTTTTAAAATAAATGTTTTGGTCAGCACTACCATTGGTAATTTTAAAATATACTGGACCTCGTTGTCCAGCAAAACTAAAACCTGCTTCATCAGGTGTGATATTGATTTCACTGCTGACTGAGGTAGCAGTGATTTTGTGTGTTAGTCCTGTGACTTGATATGGAGTAAGCATTATAGTTGATTCCCTTTAGTTGGACCTCTGCCAAAGTTAAATGTTTCTTTGCCGCGATTTGGCATGGCTTTAGTTTGTCCGTCACCTACTGCTTGGCGAACTTGTGCTTTGCCTGTGAACATTTCTTTGCCGCATGTTGGCATGGCTGTTCCACCACCTCTGGGTCCTTGACCTTTATTCATTAGTGCATCTGGATTGCCATGTTGATTCATGTTACCTGAGTATTTGTTTGGCGAACCTTTAGTAGCCGCACCACCGATAGCATAAGATATATTATTGTCTTTCATTTTGTTTTCCTTTTAACTGGTTTGGCTGTTTTAGCCGATTCTTTAAATGCCTTGGCTGTGGGCGCACCCTTAGTGCCTGGCTTACGCATTTTTTCGCCACTGCCAGCCTTGATTCGTTCACGCTTGGCATTGATATTTGCATATAATCCCGTTTTCATCACTTTGCCTTCTTGGTTTTTTTGGCGGCTGCTCTTTTTGTAGAATAAGCAATTGCCACAGCCTGCTTAGGTGGTTTACCTGCGGCTATTTCCTTTTTAACATTCTTAGTGAATGCTTGTTTGCTAGTTGATTTAATTAACGGCATAATATTATTTAGTCTTTCGCAATAGCGGTTAGTTTTGACAGTGCTTCTGCAAAAGCCAATTGTTTAGCCTGAACTGCATCTTGATTTTCAGTGATCTCAATCTTACTGACATTGACCAAGACTTTTTGTAGTATAAGTTGATGATACTTCATCATCAACTGAGTATCTTTTCTGCTACGAGCATCTAGGAAATCCTGCACTAAAATATCTGTGTAGTTTTCACCACCAGATTTTGCTTCAACGGCTTCCATCAAGCCCTTGACTGTAATCATGTGCTTGCTGCCTTCTTTGC